TGCGCCGCTATAGTTGCCTGTTGCACTTGCGCCGCTATAGTCGCCTGTTGCACTTGCGCCGCTATAGTCGCCTGTTGCACTTGCGCCGCTCTTGTAGCCTGTTGCACTTGCGCCGCTACAGTCGCCTGTTGCACTTGCGCCGCTACAGTTGCCTGTTGCACTTGCGCCGCTATAGTCGCCTGTTGCACTTGCGCCGCTATAGTCGCCTGTTGCACTTGCGCCGCTATAGTCGCCTGTTGCACTTGCGCCGCTACAGTTGCCTGTTGCACTTGCGCCGCTATAGTTGCCTGTTGCACTTGCTTTGCCAGTCCATTTCACCCGATTAAAGCAAAATTTGATTCCTGCTTGAATAAGACCTGATAGCCCAATTTCAGCAACAATCTTAATTCGTTCAAAACAACTTTTATTACCGTCTTTATCTTCTTGACCATCACCTTCAACCTCACAAAAACGAGTAGTCTTGTTCGGCGGATAATATTCAAGAACATCCATAGGATTTTCACACGCATGGAATCCGCTTTCGCAACACTTAACTTTTCCGGCATGGGTATATTCCTTGCCAATTTCGTACTGAAAATCCCTGCATTTCAAATCTTTGTCGAAACCTTTATATAGCTTTTTCATATTTATACCCCTCTAAAACTTTACATTTCATTAGGCATTGTTATTTGCCCATTGTTCCATTTCTTCTTCGCTAAAAAGTGTTGGACCGCTTATTGCGGGTTGATATTTACCCAAAACAAAATCACAAATCCAATTTCTAGCGTAGTCCTGGTGAATCATAGAACGCTCGCCGCTACAAAGTCCGTCTCCCTTGCTTTTTGCACAAGCATAGATAATCTTCTGCTTTTTGTCGTTCTGATAACTCATTCCATGCGTAGGCTCACAATTTATGAACCAATACGCTGTAGGTTTTCTGAATACATCTCCTCGCTCCATTCTATTTTTATCAACGATAGTAGGTGGTAAGAAGTTCTGCCCTGTAATCAAGTAATTCGGCACTGTAGCCGGATTCTCAATTATCAGCCGTATTTTTCTTTGGTCGCAAATTGAAACAAACTTGTAAAGAATGCTGTGCAAGTGCGTTCTCTTTTGCAACCTGTCTAGTGCATACTCAATGCGGTCTGAAAGGCTCTTGTTAAGTGTTCCGTTCCGCATAAGTGCAAAATCAAGTTGTTGTATTGTCTCAAAGTAGATACAAGGGAAAAAAGCGATAATAAGGTCTTGATAAGAATTGATTCGGGCGAATACTGTAGTTGCCTGTTGCCTGTTGCCTGTTGCCTGTAGATTGTCGTATTCCGTTTCAATCTCATTAAACAGGTCAATAACATTGTCTGTTTCCCCAAACTCATTTTGTATGTCAAAATCCTCTGCTTCATATCCAAGCTTTTTAAACTCATTCTTGAAAGTACCCGATTGTTCAAAAAAGCAATAGACTTTCCCCTCAATTTTCATACCCTCTCCCCATACAAAACATAAATCATTTGTTCATCTGTTGCGTCCGGGAATGTTTCTGTAAAACGCGCCCTTATATCAGCCTTTACAAGTGCCTTATTCAATGTTTCTTTATAGGCTTCTGCCGTATTTCCGTAATGCTCTATGATTGAGTTGTAAACCTCTATCGAAAATCCGCGGCGGTCAGTCGAAACAAGCGACAAGTAGGAAGGGTCAAAGCCAAGCCGTGCCGCCTGTTGTTTCTGTGTTTCTGCAAAATCAACGCGCAACTTTTTTAACACTTTGCCTATGTCATTAAGATAACAATTAACTGTTGTCCCCATTTTCTCACCTCACATTAAAAAGGAATGTCTTCCGGGAAGTCTTCGCCGCCGTCATTACTGAAATCCTGTTGCGGTGGCTCGTTCTTTGGTGCAAATCTGCCGTTGTTCGTGTTGCCGTCAGATTTTCCGCCTAAAAGTTGCACTGAATCAGCAACGATATAGACTTTTGAGCGGTTATTGCCAGTTTCCTTGTCTTTCCAACGGTCTTGTTTCCAGTAGCCGTTTACCGCAATCTGCTTGCCCTTGCTCATGTAAGGTTTAAGGTTTTCGGCGGTCTTACCCCAAATAAGGACTTCAAAGTAATAAACTTCGTCCGTCCATTCGTTATTTTTCTTTACGCTCTTGTTTACGGCGATACTCACATTCATTCTTGCCGTTCCGCTAGGTGTATAAGAAAAGCTGCGCTCGTCCAGGTCATGTGTAAGCCGTCCGATAACATTGTAATCGTTTAAGTCTGTCATATTTTCTATCCTCTCTTTTCCCTATAATCAGGGGCTTTAATCGTTATTATCTGTGAGTTTTGCCTTAACCTGCTCAAAACATCGTTGTTGACAAAACGCTCAAAACAAAAATCACAACCTTTTTTCGGGCAATCCCTTGAAAGATGTGTGTTTGTAAGAAGCATAAAAGGCAAATTTCTTGTATGCCTTTTGTCCAGGATATAGCTAAGCCAATTCAATTCCGCATCGCTTCCTTTGCTTCTGCCCATTTCATCAATTACTAACATTGGGATTGACGCTAATTCCTGTACTATTTCCAGTTCCGTCTTTACCGCCTTGACTGAATAACTTTGACGAATCATCGTTGTTATCTCATACATTGACAGAATCTTGCCCCCCATTGCCTTGACTGCCATACTTCCCAAGAAGGTTTTTCCAACTCCGTTACTGCCTAACAGAATCACTTTCCCGGATTTTTCAGCAATCATTTGCTTTACCGCTTCAAGTGCCTTCTTCTGCTCCGGCGTTTTCGGAATAAAGTCTTTCAACTCCTTATCCCAGTATTCAGGCTCTATGTTCCGCTCTTTGTATCGCGAAATACGCTCTTGCCTTAATAAATCTGCTTGCCGTGCTATCTCTTCTTCCTGCTCCCTCTCCTGCTCCTCTGCCTCGCACTTTTCGCAAACATACTTCCTCTCGCTTTCGGTTTCAATATAGTACCCCTCGACTTTGCCATGTTTTTCACAAACAAACTCACACCTATTAACAGTAAAGGGTAAACATGTCGCTAGATTAACCATAGACACACACCTTACAACTGGATTTTATCTTCAACAGGCGAACTTTCCGCTTCCTTCTGCTTTTTGAAATCATCAATTCTAAAGTTTTCCGGCAAAAACTTTAGAATTGTCTTCTTTTCGCAAAAGTTGTAGAAGGTCTGCTCACTGTTCCACCATGTCAAGCCCTGCCTCTTTAGTTCAATAACCTGTGCATAGTTCTTGACTGCCGCTATGACTTCATCACTGTGCAAGTGCAGACTGTTCAACGCGCTCGCCGCTAGCTTAAAATCGCGCATTGTGAAAGTTATCAGATTGCCGTTACAACACGGCAATCCGTGGGAAAAAAGAATGTCGAACACCTGTTCCGCATAGTTTTTTCTCTGCTCCGATTGTGTCTCATAGTCGAACTGTTCCCTCGGCTCTTCTTCCCTCACAATTTCAGTTGTCAAGTTTCCCTTGACAACTTCATCACACGGCTTGTTGTCCGCCTCTGTTTTCTCTACGGTTTCAACCCTTGTTTCTGTCTCTGCATTTTTCAGCGAATATACACCGTTTGACTTCTCGATTATTTGCGCCTTTTCCTCTGGGTAGTTGGTGTCCTTAATCCTGTCTCCGCGAATTTTGTTGTTAATCTTCCAGTGTTTAATTACGTATATGCCGGAGTTAAAGCGGATTAAGAATCCCTTTTCAACCAATTCAGCAAGTGCCTTTTCATCCGCACCGCACATTCCGCATATCCGGCGCGAACTGTTGACAAAGCCTTCGTCATCCGCGTTCATTGCCATGTGGAAATACAAAGTCTGTGCATCAAATGACAATTCTAAAAAGGCGTCACTTTCCGTAATCGACTTTGAAAACATCCTGCGTTCGCTCATATTTCCCGATTCCCCCATTTTATATTTTTCTAGTTTCAAGATTAATTATCTTTGTCTTGTCATAGCCAATGCCATTGCCGGACAACAAACTCTTGAATGTTGTTATCTGTTTGACGTTGCCCCTCAACGTGATTCCAGGAATAATTTCAATTCCCATGTTGTCCGCAATTTCCCTTACGGTGTTTATCTCCGCTTCGTTGCCATAGACATTGAAAGTGTAGACCTCGACTTTGTTTGGTTGTTCCTCGTTTTTTTTAGGCTCGGTCTTTACTTCTACTTCTGTCTCTACAGTTTCCGGCGATTCAGCTTTGTTTTCTGCCTTTTCAATTCCAAAAGTTTCATTTTCTGCCTTTTCTTTTTCTTCACGCGCTTTTTTTTCCGCCTCCAACTGTGCAAGGCGTTCGCGGTTTGCCTTTAGTTCCGCTCCCTTGTTCAATGTCTGCTGCAAGTTAAGGGTAGACAGGTACAAGTCTTTTAGAATAGCGGTATCTTCGCCAAAAGCGTCCAAAGAAGCCAAGTCTCCGTTAATATTCTTAATGATTGTGTCAATGTCAGCGTCTACGGTTGAAAGTTTTGTTGTTTTATTCAGCCATTTTGCATTGAAAACGCGGTCAAGCGGTACAAGATTGAAGTTTTTGCCATTCCAGAGTTCCACAATCTGCTCTTTCTTATGTGCCTTTTCCTCTTCCTCTTTTGCCTTTACTATCAAGTCCAACTTTCCGCTTGCAGTCTTCATCATGTCGCAAGTTTCGGCTATGACATTCTTGAACTCTGCAAAAGGCATGTTCCACTCTTTTTCAAGTGCAATCCTGCGGTCGTTCAATGTTTTTATTGCCGCATTGATTTCTGCCTTGTCCTTTGCCGCCTGCTTTGCGTCACCGGCGTAATTGTCTACTGAATACTCCTTTAACTTTTCCGCGACATAAGCCTTGATGTCCTTTGCGTTGGTTACAAGGTTTCCAAGTGTTTTTTCTTTGATTATCAAAGACAGTGGGTTTGTTTCCATTTCGTATCTCCTATTTTTCACTTCCAGGAATTGGCAAGTGTCCTGCTTTCTCAAAAGCCCTTTCAACTTTTCCGCGCAAGTGCGGATATTTAGTCAAAAAAGCTTCCCAACCATGCGCATGAAAAAACTCGTGTTCCTCTCTTGTCAGTGCAAGCACGTTCCATGCGCAATCTGCAAACTGCGGTGCTGCTCCCCGGCTTACAATGTGGTGGCAATCTACGTTACCGCCTAAACCGCTCGCCTCACTGTAAACCGCTCTTTCTCTCCACTCGCTTAACGACATATCGTCCATAAAGTCATGCTCTTGTTTTCCGCGCCATATTTCCCATTCATATAGCACTTTCCGAACATCCGCTTCTAGGTCGTATGACAATTTACATTCCGTTGCTAAGTGGTAAAGCAAGCCATCTATAAAGCGCGCCGCCGCAACTGTATTAGATTCCGAAATATGCACCGCTCGCAAAGTGTCTCTCAACCTTGACGGCGTTTTGTCTGCGTACAATTCCAGTAGGTCTAAATACATGTCATATTTTTCTTCATCCGTAGGCTTTCGGTCTTCCATTGAAGTAAATATAACCTCAACAAGTTTCCAAACGGCTCTAAGCTGCTTGAAAGTGCGTTTCTGATACTGTGCGTCAATCTCGCATTTCAACAGAATCTCGCGCTTTGTCCGCTCTTCCCTTCTGGCTTTTGAATCAAACATCTTGCGGATTAAAACAAAGTCCTTTTGGTCTGTTGCCCTCAAAACAATTTGATTTTTGTACAATAAGCCGTGAAAAAAAGCCGTTATCTTCATCGCTTAAAAAAGTCCGTCTCCTGCCGGAATGTCGCCATTGTCGTATGCTTCTGCCTGTGCCTCAAAAGCTGCATTTATTCCTTCTTCGTCCATGTTTTCATCTGGTACGCTTTCAGTTTTTACTGGCTCTTCCTTCTGCTCAATTTTTCCAGTCTCTTTTGTTTCCGCGTCAATCACGTTTTCAGGCGAATAGTCAAAGTCTTTTGTGACGGTGTACTGGTTGCCGTCTTTGATGATGTTAGTTTTGATTATCGCGCTATCTCCGTTTACTGCCTCTGCAATAAGTTCAGCGTTTTCAACTGCCTTCGGTGCATACTTCAAAACCTTTTTAAGTACGGTCTTTTTTGCCATGCTTTCCGGGTCGGTGGTCCAGGGTGATGTATAACCGTTTTTCACGCTCTGCGAATATTTTTTAGCATGATTCATTACGGCTTCCCATGACATAACCTCGAACGCACTCGCGCCGTTTTTCAGTTCATAAAGACCGTAAACATAAATCGGTTTGTCTGTTTTTTCGCGCGGTCTGTGAATCAACTTCTCTTCCAGTCCATACGAATAGTCGAAATCATCCCCCTCATAGACAATACGCGCAACTATTTTCTTGTACTGTCCAGTACGGTAGCAAAGGTCAATCAATCCCTGGTAGCCCAACTGGAATTGGGTTTCAAGAACTCCCTTGTTTCTGAATGGGATTAAATAAGCCTGTCCAAGCGGTGTGTTACATTCAAGCCCAAGCTGCGCACTTGTCAGCAATGCGCCCATGAAAGATTCCGGCGTAGAGTTTGCAAGTTTAGCGTCTTTGGAAAGTGCAGTAAGGGCAATTCTCATCATGCGCTCTGGCGTAATGTTTGCCGGAAGAGCGTTTTTAATCTGGTCGCTCATTTTTGCAACCCACTGTTTAAGTGTTGGCTTTGCTACGTTTGCATTTAGCTTTGCGTTTGCATTGTTTCCGTTCACGTTCATTTTCAGGTCTCCTGCTAAATAAGGGTTACACCCAGTTTGTAAAGTTTTCCGGCAACTTCCCTTGTTGCCTTAATATCTGCCAATGCGTCATGTGCGTTGTCAAGATTAACGCCCAAGTGTTTGGCAACCGTTCCAAGTTTTCTGTCTGGCAAATAAGGCAAGGCTTTTTGCATACCTGCTTTTTTTACCTGTACAAAAACATCCGCTACAATGTCCGAAAAGTAATCGCTCCACTTGTAACCGTTTCTTTCAAGCAAGGCTTTAAGGTGCTTAATGTCAAACTCGACATTGTAACCGGCCACAACCAACTTCTCGCTCTTGCTGCCGTCTTTCTTCCAAAGTTCCCTTGCTTCTTCCAGAAATTGCGCAATTTTCGGCATTTGCTCACTTTCTGCCGGAAAAGTCTTTATATCCTGCTCCGAATATCCGTGTACCTTTCCGGCTTCCTCGTGATACTTGATTGTGTCATTCAGTGGATTCAGAAAGAAACATCTTTCACAAATAACATTTCCGCCGTCCACTAAAATAAATGCAAGTTCAAAGGCTGCCGAATCCGTAACTTCAAGCCCTGTTGTTTCAGTATCAAGCCATAAGAACCTCATCTCCGCACTACCTCAATACCCTGCCTTTTCTGTTCATCGCCCCACCGCTTTATGAATGTCGCGCGGTCAATTTTCTTATCCCAGTAATCAATTATGATTTTCTTGAACTCTGAAAAATCAAACATCTTACAACTCCTTTGTTTTGGTAATTCTCATTACCTTGCTTACACTGTCTTTCGCGTACTGCTCATAAATGCCGGCTTTTTTAAGTGCGTTTGTATCAACGCGCTTTGTAGTCTGTGTGTTGTAGGTAATTTTCCAGTTGCCACAAATTGCGGTAGTTTTGTCTGCATTTTCGCCATTGCTTGCCGCGTTCATGCGCATAAGAATTAATTCTTTGATAGCTTCTACCCTTGTCTGCAAAGCCTTAATCTGTGCGTCAAGATTTTCTTTTTCGTTCAAAAGTTCTTCACAAACTTCATCAAGTTCAATCTCTGTTGCCATTGGCAAAGACTTTACAAGGGTCGATTCGTTTTCATTTCCTGTCGGTCCAGGAGCAACCTCTGCAAGCACGTTGTTTTCCCAAAAGTCTGTTTCGCGTTCGATAAGCTGCGCAATAAAATCATCGTTGCGCGGAATTACATAGTGTCTGCCTTCGTACTGGTCAAAGATAAACACCGTCAAAACAAACCATGATAGCCCGGTGACTGCCATGTAGTGCTGCACCTGCGCATAGTATGAATCGGGAATTTCGTCATTAGTGAACCCCTCACCTGTACGTGAGGTCTTAATCTCGTGTCCGCCAAGACCACTAACGACACTACCGGCGATTTCTTTTTCTCCGTCCACAAAAACAAGTCCGTCAAAGTTTGCGTTCATAAACTCGCGTTCTTTGTTTGTGAACATTCCGGGAACTGTCTCAATTTCAATTCCAAGGTCTTCACGCGCCTTCTGTCTGATAGGGTCTTCAAGAATGTTGCCCCATTCAGTAGCCTTGTTCCCTCCAAAACTTGCAAGGTCTTTTTTTGCAAGATAAACGCTTAGAGGCGTTGAATACTTGTTAAGCCCAAGTATTGCCCCTGCGTCAGAGCCGCCGATTCCCTTAGTCCTTAATTTAAGCCACTCTTCATGGCTCAAACCTTTTGTTTCTGTAAAATTAACTAATCCTTTTTCAAGAATCCTTTCGTACAACATGGTGATTCCCCCTTGTTTTGTTTTTTCAGTATAGCCGTTTCGTACCTCAATTCCGCCGCCTGGTCTGTTCCGTAACCCATGCAGAACAAAAGGCACTGCCGAAAAGTTCCAGTAAACTTTTTCCCCTCGTGTACGGTTTCATACAGTTCCACCTGCCTGTCACCGCACTTTAACACCACCCTTCGCAACCTCATAAGCTGCCTACCCGATGTAATACCGTTTGACATGGCGTTTTTCGCCATACCGATTCTTTACCTCAATCATCTCTGAACTGATGTGAACCCCTCTCGCTTTCAGTTCAAAGATTCTTGCCGACAACCTTGTTTCCCCAAGGTCATTACACGCTTCAAGGCTCGTGATTGACCCAAAATCATTCATGTAGTCAAACACCCTTTGTTGGGTGGTATTCAAGACAATTTCAGTCATAGTCACCTGCCATGCTTCTAAGCGTTTCCTGAACCTGTACAAGCCTGTCATTCAAGCGCTCTATCGTTGCTTCAAGCCTCTTCTCTTCCCGGCGCAAGCTTTCGGAACTTTCAAGACCGTTATCAACAGGCTTTGCTTTTGCAATCTGCTTAACCTGCTCTACAGTCTTTCCGCCACCTGCGGCTTTTTGTGCCATATCTTTAACCACTGGATTTTTTGCAGAATTAATAATTTTTGCCATCTCATCAGAATTACATTCAGTGTTGCGCATTTTCTGGTATTCTTTGGCTTTTTGGCGCGACAACTGCAAGTCATGCTCTACAACATCTTCAATGCGTTCGTTGTTGCGCTCGCAACTGTCATAGAGATTTGCAAGCACTTTGCCCAATGCTTTTTGGGAATTGATTATCAATGCCTGTATTTGTTTTGCTTCTTCAATGAGTTTTTGTGTTTCTTCGCTTCTTGTCCTTTCGTAGAATCCAAGTTCAATAGCCTTTTCCAAAAAGTCGTAGAAGGTAGACCAAAAAAGACTGTTGTGTCTTCCGCCTTTGTCGCCTTTTTCAGTTCTCAAATAGTGATGGGTAAACTCATGGACTGCCGTGTACATGAGTTCGTTTCCAGTACCAAAGTTTTTGTTGTGCAAGAATATTTCGTGAGAATCTGGCTTGTACAAGCCGTTGACCTTGTTTGATTTTTTCCCGGTTTGAATTACCGTGAAATCCTCTTTGCAGTCAAAGAGTTTTTTCAGGTTTGTTTTGATTTTCTCGTTTGTCATGCTTTCCGTTCCCTTGCCTAAAAACAAAGGGCTTGAATCTGCACACTTGATTCAAGCCCCTATACTTGCATTGCTGCAAGAACCGACAAGCGGTTAGGAAAGTGTGCTAGTCCTAACAACTTGTTTTGGAGCGTTAAGATTAACACTCCCTAAGTTGTATTCAGATTAGCACGGAATTTTTACAATGTCAATAGTTTTTTTTAATCTTCATGTTTTTTTTTGATTTTTTTTCTCGGAGTTTTTTTTCAGGTGGCGGAATAAAAAGACTTTACCAAAAGTGTTTTTCTTCCGCAAGTCTTTTTTTTGATTTT